TAAACAGTTTTGTCCAGATTTGCTTCTGCCATTTCTCACCTATTGATTTGCCGAGTCGTCAAAAGCATTGACTTTCGGAACTGTATATTCATTGCCAGTCGCAAAGATGACCGTGTCGTCTTCAACAATCTCCGCAACCGCACGAAGGTCCCAAAAGCGATGCCAGAAGTCAGGCTTGCCAAAGACCTTGAGGGCGTTATATACACGCTCGTCCTTGAAACCGACAAAGTGGACAGCCAATCAGTTTACTCCATCAAGAGCCATGATAAGAACGATACCGAAGATTAGACCGACCGTAACAACACCGAGGGCCATAATCTGAACCATTTTGCTTTCGTCTAACATTTTAGTCCTCCAGAGTGCCGGGAACAACCCAATAAGATTGATGATCACTATTAGCAGCATATGCCACAACATGACCAAACACACCGAGATTGGCGTATACTATCATATCAATCCTCCAAAGTTCCGGGAACAACCCAATAAGAGATATCAGCATCGGGATAGATTTCATCCTGAAGCCAGGTGATAGCAGAATAACCACGGTGACCATCGTGATAGATAGAATAGAAAACCGTCATATTAGACCTCCGTTAGAATAGCGACAAGTGCCAGAGATATAGGCGCACCAAATAGAACGATAAAGAGAATAACGTCGGACATTAGCGGTTCTCCGCATTAGAGATAAGATCAGAATATAACCACACACAAACACCGTGCCAAATCAACTGGTGTTCGGCCCAGTTATTGATCTGGGCAATGATGTGAACTGGGATATTATTCATTATGCAGCCTCCTGACCGAGTTTATCCGTATCATATACAATCGACTCGCCGAGAAAGTCTTCATCGGCACGGGCACCAATTACACGGCGAGAGATAATATAACGACCATACGCTTCACCCTCAAAATCGACCAGTGCCGATTGAGCATCTGCCAGCGAATAATAAACGCCGAGCATATAATCACCCTCATAATCGATGCAACCGAAGAGAACGAAAACTTCCATCACTTATCTCCTATTTTGACATTTTTACCAACCGTGAAACCACGTTTCGGACGTTTATTAGATTTCACCTTGGTGATTTTACCGCCATTTTCAGCCCAACGAAGAAGGGCGAGGCGTAAAACCACATCATTACCGTCTTGGTTTTTGATATGAAAGCGGGTATTTGACATGTTGGAACCTTTCTCGATTATGGGAATATATTAGCACAGAACGGAACGGAAAGCAATGCGACAGATTGTCGCACCACTACCGAACGTCTGTATTGAGGGCCGGAGACATTTCACGGATAAGCTCACGCTCACGAATATGGGCCGCAGACTTGCCACGCACCACATCATAATAGCAGACCTCGAAGGCGTCCGGGCCATACTTGCGGATAGCTTTACACAAAGCCCAGTCACGACCCTCCGTCAAAGCACGGTTAACATGCTTACGCCAGCGACGGAGAACAGACTTGGACACGGCCGATTTGTCTACATACGTCACGCCGATATATTCCAGTCCGTTTACAGACAAGGAATAAATGACATGTTTACGGTCAGACCGTGCTTTGCGTTTTGTCTTGATCATGTGGAAAGGATAGCACAACCAGGACAGATTGCAAGCAAAAAGGTATGTAAACAGGTGCGACAGGTTGACGCACCCTTAGTCTATCATCTAGGTAGACTGTTTACAATCAGTGTTCGTAAAAGTCGTCCACTTCATCATAATCATCAGCATGTTCCATCCACGCTTTTGTCAGATTTCGAATAGGACGTTTCTTGGTCATGTCGGTCTGCGGGCGTTCAATTCGCTTTCCGCCATACTTCTTATCTTCTTCATACAAGTCGGCATACATAGCATCGATTTTTTGATTGTTCTTAATGTTTTTCATATCATGCAACCTTATGTAAAGTTAGTCCTTTGATTTTCAGATTATCACGCCAAGCCCAGAACGAAGGGCCATGACCAAGAGGTTCGTCATAGTAATATTGAAATAGATGGATCATTTCATGTGCCATTATTTCCACAAATAGTTTTTTGGATTTGAAACTGGTATTAAACTCCAGGTGAACACAATCTTTTGGCTTGTTATCGGATTTTCTCCAATAAACAATTGAAGCATGGTCACCTTTCAGTTTCTTTACCTTCATGCGTACCATCGGTAACTTACCTGAGAATATTTGGTCATTCAAAATACTAAACCAATATTGACAGTCTTGGACTGTTGGTTTAAACTTTTTGTTTTCATCAGCTAGGTCTAACCGCATCCGCAGGTGTCTCCGGTATAAGTCCAGGAAATGCTTCATTAACTAATCTAGTCGTCAATTCAGGCACTCTATATGGAGATTTAGTATTATTTTTAAGAATGATATTCATAAAAACTTCCGCTTCTCTAGGTTCTAGAGATTCCAGAATCTGGATTAGCAGTTGTTCTTTTCTTTCTTTCGTCAGGCTTAAAGGAACTCTTGGATTTCCTTCCATGAAAAGATAAATTCTTTTTAGTGCCATTGGCATATTCTCATATGCCATACCAGGTGGTAGATTTTCTACCGTATTATAAGGAGGAATTTCCTTGATAGTAAAGTTAACTCTTGGGTGAAAGATGCCTATCAGGACATTCTTTAGCGTTTCACTATTGTTATCCCTAAGTACCTTTATTCTTTCTTCTTTAGTTTTCACATTCTTTAGTTCATCAAAGATTTCGTAAATATTTTTATACATTTTAGACCTCAAAAATCGTTTATTGATTCTAGCATTGCTTTAAGACCCTTTTCTATGAAATAGTCAAGCATCTTCTCTTTGCTAGAGGGTTTAGCTTCTTCGAATGCCTCAACTATTCTCGATTTAAGGTCGTCAGGTATATAGTCGAAATCGACTAACATCTGGTTGCGCTTAAAACCACGAAGCATATCTTTCGTAGTGCAAAATTCAGATGCATCCTGCTTAACCCATTCGTTGAGTTTCTTGGTATTTATAGGCTTTTGACGTTCTCCGGCTGCAAAGCAGTTATCTGGTGATAGGAAGTTTGGAATACCATCACCACGATCACCCTTTAGAATATGCTCACGAATGAATGTCTTGGGATCATCAATCTTGATGAACCGCTTTAGAATAGGTGAATACTGTGAAACGTTTGGATACTTCTGCAATTGAGCGAAGTCCTTATCAGAAGAAAGAATAAGAACATCACCATGCGGAGCCAGTCTTGCCGTCAGAACAGCGATAACATCGTCGGCTTCGGCACCTTCGACATTTAGCGTCTTGTAGGGAAAGTTGTCACGCAGTTCATCACGAAGGCGATTTAGAACATCAAAGATCATGTTCCAATCCAGACCAGATGCTTCTCGGTCGTGCTTGCGATGTGCCTTGTAAAACGGAAACACATCACGGCGCCAGTAATGCTTGGAATCACAGCAAAGAATAACGTTATTGTATTTCGACCGAAACTGTTTCACATTGGATCGGATTGTGTTGATACACATATGGCGAATAAGGTCTTCGCTCATTTCATGTTGCTTGGTCACAAACTTTAGATGTTGCATCAAGTTTGAGATAAGAACCTGGTTAAGGTCGATTAGCATATAGGACATAATATTTCCTTATTGAGTGAATAGATACTATAGCACTATTCCTCGTCTGTGTCAAGATTTTCCTTGGCTTCTGTTAATTCTAACATTACCTTTTCGATTTTTTCTTTAATCTCTTCCTTAGTCATGCCTTCCGCACCCTCGATCAGCTTGACGTTATTGTCCACAAAGTCATGAAGGTGATGGTCTATACCAAATGACCGATATACACAAGCCTTGAGTGCGTCGGCAACCAGAACAAAATCTTTTGAGAACTGTTTGTTTTCCACTTCCACAAAGCAGTTGTCGAGTTCTGTGATCATCATTCCGGTTAGATCATCAACAATTGCATCGGCCAACTTTTGGTCAGCCTTTGCTTGTCGTGCCCTAAGGTGTTCCTCAGGGACTTCACGAACGACTTTATTCTTTGGAAACTCGATTACTTTATCTGTCATTTTACTACTCTCAATAGAAGCGTGTCGGTGTTAATGCGACCGGTTGCTTTTTGTTCTGTTGTTGTGATATTGTCCATAACCTTGCGGAGATAGACTTTACCACCTTCTAGGAGTGGCTTGATTACCGCTTCTGGCTTACGGAGTTTCTTTGTGACCGAAGTTGTCTCGTCAAATCCTGTAATCGTAGTCCCTCTGACCGAAAGGCCAGAATTACCCACGGCATTATACACAGAAAGATTACGAGTTTTAAGATTGAAGACCCAAAGTTGTGAAGCACCAATAATCTCCTTAGGATCGATACTCTTATATTCATCATTGCTGGGTAGATAGTTCATCTTAGCAACCAGCACACTCGCTGGTTTAACCTTCTTCTTGCGTGGCTTACGAATAGTCTGGCCAGCAGAATCCAGTTCTACCATATGATCGATTATTCGCTTGATGAAAAGCGCCATGATTTTAAGAACTGGCTTACGCCAACCCTTATACGACTCCACCAAGTCAGCATCTTTGCCTTCGACGGCCTCGATGATTTCATTGTATTGAGGACGGAAGTGTTCTGCAATCCTCTTCGCAATTTGCGGTTTAATTCCCTTCTCAAGGGTCCACTTCTTAACATCGAACTGAATAACTCCTTCTTGGAAGAAGACATCCAGTTGTTCCTCTAACTCACCGATCAAGTCGGATGCCTTATTGTTGATACGATCCTGTATTGATACGACTTTGGCAACTGCCGCTGGTTCTTCGTCGTCAACGATTGTAACAGCAGAAGCAAGTTGTTTGATTCTGGAATAGCAACGATCCCACACACCATCAGGTAGATTACTGCCATTATGGAGCAAACGGCAGTTCCAACCGATGTTATGAAGGTCAATGGCATTTACTTTGGAGAGTTTTGTGATTGTGTCTTTGTCGTATTTGATATGCTTGAGGTAGGAGATTGTGAAGTTTTTAGCATCGTCACTGGTATAAAAGTAGTTGAACCAGTTATATGCTCTGGCCATATCGACCTGGGTGGATTTCTCCGTGATTGTGGGTTCTGGGCCCAGATACTTTTCATCAGCAAATTTAGGTCGTCTTACGGTAGCCGACTTTCTCACTTTTTTCTCCTCAGTCAAAGATATAACCGTAGTCTTTGAAATCTTTAATTACACAGATTCCGTCTTCAGTTTCTCCTATATCATACTCTAAGGACTCGGCAAAGTCAATGGCCTCACCAAGTGTATGAAATACTTGACTTTCACCGAAAGTTTCCTTAATAGCGGAAAGATTTCCTTCATAGAGGGCTTTTTCGGCATTCCATTCACCGTAAATATTCCCAATAGAATGGGAATATGCGACACGATACTCAGGACCTTTTTCAGGGTCCGTAAATAGAACGTAAATTCCATTATCGACTGACATTATTCTTCATCCTCATCATCATCGTTAAAGAAGGAACTTTTTACTAGACGAAAGAACCATGATAGCATGAAAGGACCCCAAAGAGGAGCAAGCACCTCTATCCAGGTCCAGGTCTGTAGATGATCAGTTAGCTTTAGACCAATGAGTAGTAATGCCAAGCCATCCATGAATGTGATACCATCAGAAGTGGCTGACACATTGATGATCTTTGCCTTATCAAGAGTTTTCATATTTCTAATCCCTTCGGGTAAGTCAACAGGCATTACTTCTTCTTTCTTCCTTTGAGACGACGGGCTTTGCGTTTTGTTGAACCAATCTTACGACGACCCTTGCGAGGTCTATTCTTATGTGGGTGTGGCATATTTACTCCCTCAATAGTGTTTTCACGGAATCATAACGAAAGGAGCGCCAGCCACCTGCGTCAATATCCCATACTGGTTGAACATCATCATTTAGCTGTCGTGCAGGCTTTGCTTCCTGCCCATCATATTCTGCTAGAACCTGCGGAATATACTGGTCAGAAAGAGTGGCACGCATGGTACGTTCCGTTCCATCTTTCTTCTCAAAGACAACGGTAACAACACCTTTCTTCAACTCTTCCTTTAGTCTATACTTATTGATCATAGTTTTCCTTCCTCACTTAATCTCAAGAGGTCATTATAACCTCCAATGAACTCGCTGTCAATAGTTATTATAGGAAAAGTCCTAGCATCAGGAAATCTCATTAGAGCCTCTTCCCTATCAAAGTCACGGTTCAATTTCAGTTCCAGGAAATCCATTTGCTTTTCTTTGAGCAATTCTACCGTTTTCTTGCAAAAAATACAGTCTTCTTTAGAATAGATAACTATCTTCATGATTACCTCATTTTGAATCTATGATAGCATAATATAATAGGAATGTCAAATCGAAAAGTTAAATGCTATGCTTATTCGGCTTTCATCGGATTCATTAGAATAGACAGAATGTGTCAGCCAACTAGGAAATATTAATAATTCATTCGCTTTAGGAAAATGGTTGTACCTGGAAGAATTGAACATATTATAACTTTTTATCTGGTTATGATTCAGATAGTTATCATATGTTGATAACGGGCTGTGGAATTGTATGTGTCCGGAGTTGGGCGGAACCTTGGCATAATATACTGCGGCTATCATACTATTTGGATGGGCGTGAGCCGAATTAATGTTACCTTTGTCATTAATGTTGATCCAAAAGTTTCCCATTGCAATTCTTTTATTGAGCGAAAATGTATTAGAGAATATGTTAGCATAGTTCATGACCGCATCTTGTAGTTCTTTTATCTTAGGTTGAGGTCCATATAAGTCATTACTCTGCCAGCCACCTTTATTGCTCAATACTCTTCCAACAGGATCTTCATTCCTTTTTTCCAAGCAATAATCAATGATCGATGCAGTGTCTAGATTCAACTCTACAACAGAAATGGCTTGTGCAAATATTATTTCGGATTTCATTTTATATGACATCTCCTGACACGACACATAACCCAATCATTATAGAACGCTTCTGAAATGACTGCATCATGTGCAAAGATATGCTTGGTTTCATAGTATGTCATTTCACCCTTTGAATAACATATACGAATAATTTCTCTATAAAACTTATCTTCGCCGAGAAGGTTTATGTGTTCAGCAAGTTCTTTGTTGGAACCGAAGTAATCTTTCCAATCAGACTCGACCTTGATCCTCTTCTTCTTTCCTTTAACCTGTTTAGTTTTGGAAAAATAGAAGTTTTTCTTACCAATATACTTTCTATTGGTAACTGTGTTCGTGATACAGTAAACAAAGCCTATTGCTTTATCTGGTATTTCAGTAAGTTGTTCTTTGTTGTATGTCCATGCCATACAACTATATATTAATCTTCGTAGGCTTCTACTTCTGGAGGATACTTTTCATTCCATACTACATCAAATGCAGGATCGATATCGAGATATCCTTCCATGCCTTTGACTTCAAAATCTTCTAGAACCTCTAATAAAATCCTATATGTTTCTTCTCGTTCTAAAACACCGACATCGCTTTCAACATATTGTTCAATGAACTGGCCGAATATAGCTGCTCTTTCTCCTGTCATTCTTCTCTATCCTTTCTGAAATAAGACATGTAGCTTGTGACAGAATCCGTGAACATCTTATAACTGAAAGCCGCTGCGATAAACACATTTCTATACCATTCATAAACTAGATTTCTAGCCAACAAGTCTGACTCTTTTATTTTCTTTCTTTTGGGTCTTTTCTTTAGTAAAGACTTATCTTCTATCATAGTCTCAAAAAACTTTATTCTTCCTTCTATGTAAAGTTTGCCCTTCTCCACAACAGGATCATTTCTCAAAAGTTTAGAAACTCTCCTTAGATGCTTTCGATTTCTCATTGAATTGTGGAGTTGTTCGAGTAAGATTTCGTCAAGTTCATTCATACCAAATTTTCTACAAACTGATCGGTTGCTGCTTCCCATGAGAACTGCTTTGCTCTTGCTATCGCATCTTCTCGTTTGAGATGGAATGCTCTACAAATAGCATGTTCCAGATCATCATCAAGATAACCAGACTTACCTTCTTCAATGATATATTCATTCACATCATTATAAAAAGCAGCAACAGGTAGACCACATGCCATCGCTTCAAGCACGACAAGGCCAAACGTATCTGTCATGGATGGCCATGCAAACACATCTTGCACCTGTAATGTTCTAGCGATTTCTTCTGGAGTTTTTTTGCCTAGGAATATGGCATCTGGATATTTTGCTTTGTATTCTTCTAACTGTGGACCATCACCAATAATAAACTTCACAATACTTTGATTCGGTATCTTTAGAAATGCTTCTAGGTTTTTCTCGGCTGATACTCTACCAACATAGATAGCACGAATGACCTTTTCTACTTCCATCTTCTTCCAATTTGAATCGGGTTTGAAAAGATCAGTATCAACACCACGGGACCATATCTTTAGGTTTTTGATACCCAGTGAATTACAGTAATCAACCATGGCGGGGGTAGGAACCATAACACAATCGCTGTTTCTATGGAACCAACGAAAATACCGACCAGTAATTCTTGGTGGTATATAAGCATGTTCATAAAGATAATCTGGATACTTAGTATGGAACGATGTGGTATAGCGTCGTTTATACTTCTTGCAATAATGTCTAGCGGCAAGACCTATGCTTCCTTCTGTTGCTATGTGAATGTGGTTCGCATTCTTCACATATTCATCAGCGATACCCATAGGCAAAAGTGGCATATAGATGCCTGTCGATGGTTGTAGTGGAACTGTCACCTTGAACATACCAGGATGAACAACTTTTACTTCATAACCACGCTTTTCAAGATGCTTGATTGTCGTTTTTAGTGTAGTGACAACACCATTGATTTGTGGTTCCCAAGCATCGGTAAAAATTGTAATGTTTGTCATCGTCTTATAATCTCAAACTTTCCATTATAGTGTTCAACAAGTGCGGTGCAGGATTCTACCCAATCGCCGCAGTTCATATACTCAACATCATCAAAAGAACATATATTAGCATGATGAATATG